AGTTTGATTATACTTATCAATCACAACAAATTTGAAATCTATTGTATAATCATCACGGTTATCTACGGATTCCATAGAGTCCCATACTAACTTACAGTATATAGCTGCTTGTAACCAATAATTATAAAAGTCTACTGTTTCCTTAAAGTCACTTATTGTTTTACCAGTAGTCTTTAAATCAGTTATAACAGCTTTTTTTTCTTTATGATCTATACTAAAGAAATCTATATAACCATGTAAACCAAAAGGTAACCCTTTTAACTTACAGCTTAGATATTTTTCTGCGTGTGTTTCATAATCATCTAATTCAAAATCTGTAGGTGCTTCTTCAAATATAGCCATAACATCACTGTTACTTTTAATAATTTCAGATTGATCTTTACATCTTAATAAAGTATCTTGATCAACAACATCAACGTTAGTATTAGATAAAAATTCCCAGTAAGGTTCAAACTCCGTGTTTATAATCTTAACAATACGTTGCTCATCTGTTTTTAGAGACTGATACAAATTCATTTCTTTGAGTGAATCCAATACTATTTCTGACGGAACATCAAACAACTTTTCTGCGTCTGTATATAAAGACATGTTCTTTAAAACCTTTCTAACACTATCTGATGGTGCTTTGCTGGGTGTTATACTAAACTTATCTTTTAAATTATCAGGTTCAAACAATAAACAATGAAGTAGCTTTCCTTCTACTAAGTGCTTATCTGTTCTTACCTCTTTGTCCTTTAATATATAATCCTTATAAAATAAGAATGGTGAAAATAATAATTTGTTTAAAGAAGAGTAGCTAAAGCAAAATTTATTATTTGCATAAAACTCCTCTTCTTTTTGAAAGTTTCTATTCATTTATGTTTTCTTCTATTTTGTCTACAATATACAAATTATCTAAATCAACTTTAAATATATCTGAACTATCACCAACAATTGGCCCTAGTAAAGTATTTAAAAGTTGTTTTCTAGATCTATCTACTGCAAATCTTGTTAATTTTCTATCTTTTGCTAATAATGACAAGTAATTATTAAAACTATATATAGTGGTCGTATTATGAACTCCTTCATATGCTTTTAATCTATTACGCATTGCTTTAACATTAACTGAATTCCAGTTATTTGTATTTTTAAACCAATCATATTTCCAATAATATAATCCTGATACTACATCAAATGATTTTTCTATATTACAATTAGCCATCATTTCTACTGCTAAAGATCTGTTATCTATATCTGTACTTAGAATCATTTTTTCAATATCTTCATATTTATCATTTTCTATTACTGCTAGCTCACCATCAATAATATTAGAAATATCAGTATCAAATACAATTTGACTTGTTGACTGCAAAAGATTATTAAAAGCTTCTGCACTTTTTTTAGGTAATATCCAATCATTACCTTCATCATTATTCAGATCTTCATCAAGCATATATTTATTTACCTCATCATATAATTTAGGGTTGCTGCCGTTCCAATGCTTATTTACTTTAAAGTCTATCATACTAAATGTTGGAGTTTCATTTAAAAACTCTTGTATTTTAGCTGTTGCTAAATCAGTAAATGCATTCTTATCCGCTTTCATCCATTTTACAACTTGAAACAAAGACTGATATGGTATAGAACTAGCCCATGTTCTTTCAAGTAGGGTGTCAAATAATTTTAATGATACTATAGATATATCTGCTTTTGTTATATCTCTAATAACTTTACAATTATATTTATCTTTCATTAAATCCATTTTTTGTCTAGGCAAAGTTATCTTAGGAAATCTATATATATTTTTATCCTGCAGATCTATTTCTTGATCACTCTCTACTAAAGGTAAACCTAATTTTTCTAAATCTTCAGCTTCAACTTGCCAACCATTTTTATTATATAGCCATTGCTCTTCAAGCTTATCAAATTTTATACCTGATGGTTTTATTTTACCATTGCTATCTATATGCTCATCATATAATTCAATATGGAATCTGTATTTTGGTCTCATAATTTTTTATTTTAAATATTGTTGATATTCTTTTTTAACAGCTACTTTAAATGTATAAAGATCTCTGTTGTGAATGCTTATTTCTCTCCTTACTATAGGCTCAAGATATCTAAATGATACTTTATCAAGTTTTTCTTCTTTTTCTAACCATAGTATCATATCCTGAGCACTCTTTCTTTCAAATTTTAAAAAGTTTGATACTTCTAGCCAGTACCTAAGATCTTTATCTCTATTATCTGCATATGTAATATTACTACAGTCTTGAGCAAATTGCCATAATAGATGATAATTTTTTGTATAGTCTATTGTAGGTACAATTTTAAGAGCTAAAGCTTTGTCTTCAGCGTATGTAGCAAGCTGAACTTTAAGATCACTAAGAAGTTGTTCATCAAGAATCATCTTTGTTGCAGATGCACATAATACTGTTTCAGGATCAATAACACTAACATTTGTGGTATCAATTATATGAGCTAAATTTACAGCCATACCGGTTAACATCCACTCATCATAAAGACTAGTTTCAATATCTAAATCATAGTATCTTACACTTTCTGTAAGCTTAGGAGTTAGTATAACTTCTAGGCCAGAATTATATATTGCTATTTCTTTAGGATGTGTTGCATGATGTCTACCTTTAGTAGTTTCATAATTCCACAGCTTGTTCATCATTATAGTAGAAGGAATATTGTCAGCGTTTTCTAAACGGTGAGTTGATATATCTTCATGGCCTATAATTAGATCCGCTAATTCATAATCATTTGTTACAGTTATACCATGCTCTTTAAGAGCTACTTTTAATCTATCTTGAGATACATTACACTTAGGTAATATAAAAGCTTTCTTTTTAGTTCTAAAAGTTTGTTCATCTTCTGTTGGGACAGTTAGTATAGTGTTTATTTTCTCATATGTTGTTTGATCTTGAGTACATAATACTTTATTAACCTCCCCTGAACCAGAAAGGACACCATAAATAGTGTCCTGTTCTAGTCCAAAGTAAGTTAAAGCATCAGTATCAAAATCTTGATATACTGATTTATTTGCCATTTTATTTCATTGTCATTTGGACAATCTCTGGGATCATCATTAGTTTATTAAACTTCTTTTTATTACCATTAAATATGGTACGTACAATTAAATACTTAAGATCATTAGTAAAATAATCTTTAGTACATAATGCTTTAAGTCTATCAGTTACTTTCTGACCTACTGTATTATCTTGAGAATATACAACGGAGAAGTTACCAAGCCTTGTAGCTAAAGTAGATGCAATATCTGCACGGTATGTATCATCTTTACCAATACAACCTCTAAGCTCACCTAAGATGTATGCCTCATTATCATGAGTCAACAAATCTTTTGGTGTTACCAGCTTATCAAGCTTGTTATTAATAAAAGTTGTAAACATAGAAGCAAAAGCATCACCTACACTACCTTCACCAATCATCTGAATCATACTAAGGTTATCTTCAAAAGAATCAAAGCTTGATATTGCATTAAAGAATGTAGTAATAGATCTTGCATTTGTTTCTTGCGTTACCAGTTCTGGATGAAGTAACAGGAAGTTAATACATCTAGTATCAATTCCTGCACCCTCAGCCCATTGTGCCCATACATCAACATCAAACTTTAAGTTAGCGGTTACATATCTAGTCTTCTGTGCACTATCTACACTGTTAACCATATAGTCTCCATTATCAGGATTTGCTGTTAAAATTATGTGCCAGTCTTTTGGTAATGTCCATGAAATATAAGATTGTCTATCAATCAATTCCATAACTGCTTGAATAAATCTTGTGTCAGCACGGTTCCAGTCATCTAGTAATAAGATACCACCGGCCTTTGCATCTGCAATCCATTCAGGAGCACAATAAGACATTCTGTTTTTACCAGTCATTTTGTATCCATTCTTTAGATACTCTTGTACGGCAAGTTCATCAACCCATTGTCCTACTTTTTTTGTTACTGTTTGATTAAGATTAGCTAAACTAGTACCTGCAGCTCTTTGTGTAGCTGTAACCATAGAAAGATTATCTTGTTGTTTTACTGCTACTTTTTTTTCTTTATACATCTGGAACTGACGTACAGGGAAGCCTACTAAGTCACCTAACTCTTCTATCTGTGCAAGGTTAAGCTTTACAAACTTCAGGTTATTATCTTGAGCAAGCTCTACTATAGTAGAAGTCTTACCAATACCTGATTCACCTACAACTTCTACTGATACAGAATTCTTTCCCGCTTCTTGTAGATATCTGTTATTTGTAATTATGTGATTTACAAATCCTTTTAGTTCTGTTACATTTAAATTTACTTGTGCCATTTTCTTTCTAATTAATTAAGTTGTATTTTCTGTCCTGGTAAATCTTCATTTATATTACACCTGCTACTGTGTACCCATAATGTATTATGAGGACAGTCATCAGGAGAATATGCTTCACCATCTGTTAAATATATGAGAGCTGTGTATTGCCCCTTGTTTTCATTAAAGTGATCTATTACTGGTTGGAAGCTTGTTCCACCACGACCATGTATTTCCCAATCTTTTTTTGGATTAAATTCTTTCACGCTATTCAAGCGGGTATCACATTGTGCAACTGTAATCTTATGACCTGTCTTATGCATATGCGTAAGTTCACTAAAAAATTCTTTTAGTTCTTCATTGTTTACAGATCCACTTGTGTCAACACCAACAAGTATGTGATTTTTGAATTTAATCTTAAGCCCTGGATTAGCTGCATAACGTTTATTGTATTTACGTCTCAGCTTTTTGGTATAAACTATACTAGAGTTACCTACAAATCTTCTTAGATAACCTTTCCAATCAAATTTTGGTGGTTCAATGTGCATTAACCTATGAATCAAATCAGCAAGCTCACCCGGTATATTACCTTGTTTCTTTTCTGTTTGCTCTGCAGATGCTTTAAGTTGATGTTCAATTTGTTTCTGAACTAACTTCTTATCTGCTTCAGGTAATTCATCAAAGTCTTTCCATGTACTATGACAATAAGGTGACTCACCATTCATTTTATCCATTAAACTATCTAGAGATGGAGATGTCCCGTCTTCCTGTGCTTGTTCCAAAAGTCTATAATATTCTTTTGTACCTGCTCTAGCAGGAAGATTAAGTTCAGGAAAACTTGATAGTAATAAACCACCATCAGGTAATTTACTTTCCAGTATGTACTGGTTGATCTCTAAATCTGCAGCTATATTAAATAGCTTATGATCATTATATAGATCTCTTAATATCAAATGACCAAATGCAATGTGCAATAGCTCATGTTTAATTAATCCAAATCTGTGATCTTCACTGAGTTCATTATAGAACTCTGGGTTTATAGTCAATTGCATACCAATACCTTGTTTACTAACTCCTGCTGTAGGAATCTTATTACTGTATTGCTTATTGATACCAATTAAAAAGAGCCCGTAAAAGGGCTCTGTAAATATCAAACTTTTGGTTGTTCTTGCAACCTGGTCTTGTATATTTATCATCTTTTTATTTTTCTAAGAATATCCATGTATATATTATCTACTTTACTTTTTAATGAATGCATAAATTTTATTTGTGTCTAATGCGTTTATTTGAAAACTATATTTTATAGCTATGCAAAAATCTACACGGTCTTTAAACATTAAAGCTTTGGCCATAAGTCTATTAACTACTTCTTTTTCCTGGTAGTCAGTATTATCATACATATGCCAAGCCAATTCTTTATCTTCCTGTAGGCCACTAAACATTTCTTTATATTTAAAAAATTCATCAAGTGTTATTATCTTTTTTTTCATTCTCTATTAATTCAATCCATACACCTGGGTTATTTTTATCATAAGTATATTGTTCAAATGCAGGCAGTATAAACTCTGCATTATCATCTTCTATCCAACCATACTTAACCATATCATCTTGCACTGTCTGTGCAGGATTTATATAATCAAACTTATGGCGGCTGCCTCTAATAAATTCAAAAGATATCTTTACTGGAAGCTTATGCTTCTTGAGCTCTTTCTTAAACTCTTCAGTATACTTAGCATAAATATCTTTTGTTTCTTTTCTGTAATTCATTACGGCTTTGCTTGCTATAAAGTATTTACCTGTCCAACGTCTACCGTTCTTACTAGAAGGAACGTTTCCTGGTATCCACCATTTTTTATTTTGCATAATCTTCAATTATTTCTACATCAGTCCATGCTGCTAAATGTACTACTTCACCATTATCTCTGGTGCAGTAACTATACATTCCATCTATAGATCTAAAGTTAAGTTCTTCTCCTTCATCAACCGGAGGAGCTCCGGGTGGTACTTTATCTTGAGTAACCACTTTTATTCTACTATTTCTAGGTACGTTATATAATTCCATTCCATTTTATTTATTTAAAGTTTCTTTTAATAAAGGTTTTAGCATTTTATGTACTTTATCAAAGCCATGATTCTTCATAGCATCTGATATATCTTTAGACATAGTTAGTACACACCCGTGTATTTTATATGTTTCAGTATATCTCTGTACAGCTTTTACCCCTGCATCATCATTATCAAATAGAGTTATAATTTTTTTATACTTCTGTTTCAGATTAAATATTATATGAGGTTTAATCATTGTATTTTCTGAATCAGGACATATTACTTCTATATTATAACCCATACCTTTAAGACACATAGCATCTTTAAGTGAGCTGCATATTACTAAATAAGGCTGGTTGTATTCTAGTTGATCAATACCTTGTATATAATTCTTAACTTTATGAAACTTATGCTTTTTACTATGAGGTTGGTATATTTTATATACTTCACCATTTTTATCAAAGTAACCATAACAGCATTTGCTTCCTACTTGTAGGCTTTTATGCAAACCATTATCATCCTTGGCCATATTAAAATAATCAATTGGTTTTACATTATATTTAGTCAACATAGTTTTACCTATTCTAAATGATAACCAATACTTTTGATCTTCAATTGTCCAATTTCTATACTTTATATAATCTATTTTCCACTTTGCTTGTGGTTTAAATGATTGATCTATTGATCCGCCTGATTGTATAAAGTTGTTGTAGTCTTGAATTATTCTTCTGGTAGCTTGCGGATAACCTAAGTTAAATAGTAATCCAACTAAGTCAGCCTTGTTACCACCTTTACCTGTTGAGAAATCTTTAAATTTATATTGCATAATTGATTTATCAACATATATGCAGAAACTTGGTGTCTTTTCATTAGGATTAAATATAGATCTAATCTTAATGTCTTGACCCGTAAGTTGCTCAGGTAAATCTAAATAATATTGAAATACCCAATAACTTGGTATTTCTGATTCTTCTAATTTTAAATTTTTAGTGCTGAACATAAACCAAAGATATTAAAAAGAAATGGGCCCAGCATAACACTGAGCCCAATCTTTAGGTTTATATTATAAATCAAAGTCACTACCTGTTGAAGACACAGGCTCAAAACTATTTGTTGGTGCTGACTCTTTCTTTACAAAAGGTCTGAAATGATTTGTATTATTTCTATCAAACGTTAGTAAGTTAGAAGACTCTACATCAATTGATTCCAATGGCATACCATCTCTACTTCTTTTAGGTAAGAATAAGTCATTGTTAACATAACCTTCTTTGTTTTCCCACTCACGTGCACCTAAACAAGCATTAATGTAACCAGTTTCTGAACAAATCTTTGCTGCTTTAATCATAAAGTCTTCAATAGTATTTGCCTCAATAGCATCTAACTCAGTTCTTTTACCAACTACTTCAGATATAAATACCATAGCTTTTAGAACTTCAGTATCACGACTAATCTCATTACCATTATTTAATGTTGTATCTTTAAATGGATATGGAGAAAATCTTACTCTACCTACTTGGCCTGCATAACGTTCTCCATTAGGATTATTCATATCTTTCAAGAAACCATTAAATTCTCCTGTAACTGGCTCTGATTCTACATGCAATGTAATATTGTATGCTTCAGAGTCATAAGGTGTTTGATCAAATGTAATTGAGTTAATTTTTACTTTGTGATTTCCTGTTCCAATAACTGGTTTTGTCCCACCGCTACCGGCAGACATGTCTTTAGTACTTAACATAATTTACTTTTTTATTAATTATTAATTATTGATTATATTTTTCAATACAATCTTTTACAAACTGCAGGTCATTTGGGATAAACTTATCCTCAAACATACCCATTGGTGATTTACATGTGTTCTCTCCTGAGTTTTGTGTTTCAAAACCATATTCAAGTTCACCATCATCATTTTTATTTACTTTACCAAATAATACTATAGAAAATAAACCTTCCAGTGTTAGAGTATTGTCAATCATTTTGCCAATAGTCTTTGCTTTGATTTTTCTATTACCATTTATATCAGTTGAATCTTCTGAGTGAGTCAAAAAGATTACTGTTAAATCTTCTCTCAAATCTTTAGGTAATTTAGCTACCATAGCTAAATTTGCTGCAATCTGGGTAAATTTATCATATCCTTTTTCATTAGCTCTATCAAAATATTCAAATGAACTCATATATTGCCAATCATCTACAACTAAATTAGTTATATGTGGCATTTTATCATTAACATGTTGTATAGCTTTAACTATACCTGCAGAAGAAGACGCTGAGGTTAAATTTCCATCTTTATTTTCTTTACTGATTTGTGTATACTTGCTTTTCCATCCTTGAAATGGAAGTGGTTTATTAGCAATGTTTATAATGAAAGTCTCTTTAGGGTTTAATGTTCTGATTGAGGTAGACTTTCCTGTACCTGAATCTGCAATTACCAATACGCTGTTTGCCATATTACTTGTTTTTGATTATAGTTATTAATTCTTTTAATGTGTTATTTAATTCATCTAGTTTATTTACTACAGGAATTAGGTCGGGAGTAGTGAAGGAAGGGAGCAGTTCATCTGGATTTGGTAAATCTGGATTAGCAAAGTCTATAATTGCTTTACCTCTACTTGTTACATCATTAATAACTTTAAGTTCATTGACAGGTATTATGTGTCTGATAAAACCAGCACTTGATTGTATTAATTCATACTCATCTTTCCAATGTGGATTATGCTTATGTAGATATAACGTTCTCTTTGGATCCTCTGTATCATAATCTATAGATACAAATTCTGTATAAATATCTTCACCCTTTTCAAATTCACTAGGAAAAAAACTAATATGTAAATCATCTTTTCCAGATGGTCTATATGCCATCTTGGGTATATATAGAGAATTAATTATTCCCATTGTTTGGAAGTAATCCTCATGTTCTTCTCTGAGGGCTGCTACCTTTTGCTTTCTTTCTTGAGGTGTTAATCCCATTCTTTTCTTATTATTTAAGTTTTTAGTATTTATCATCTGCGTTCTTGTTGTCCAGGTGTTTGCATTTCTTCTATTTGCATTTGTTCAAACTTTGCTTTAAAGAATGACATACGTGCATCACCATTTCTGGCTTTTAGAAAATGTAACACCAATGTTCTATCATTTTCTATTATATATCTATCAGGTCCGTAATATCTGATTTTTTGCTTAGCTGGTCTATTAATACCTATTAACATATCTGCATGCTGTAGCATTGCATCTGAGCCAAATATATCTGACTCAAGTATATAATTACCATATTTACCATCTATAGCTCTGTCTGGGTTATCTATGTTTCTATTTAGCTGTGATAAAGCTATAAATAAACAAGGATAATCTCTTTTACATTGTGTAAAGAACTCACCTAATTCAAATAACATATCTAAACTACTATTCTGATAGGGTGCTCTCTTTACAAGCATTGTATGATCTAATGTTATGATAGTATTTACACCTTTATGTAAATTCATATACTGATCAATTTGCTCACGCATTTGATTTACAGTCATAGGTGTACTAATTATATCAACTGGGTGCTTTACTCTTTCTTTAGCATACTGATGACATTTGTTTAATTCATTAGTACCTAATACAGATCCTGCACTACATAACTCTTTATATGTTTTACCTGTTATAGAGCTAAATTCTCTAATAGCTGATGTTCTACCAACCATCTCAAATTGAAATTCTAATACCCTAAATTTATCATTAGGATTTAATGCAAAAGACTCTCTAATAATTTGATCTTTAATCAATGTTTTACCTGAGCCAGGTCTACCACCAATTACAGTCAATGTATTCCACTCTAATCCATCCGTAGCAGCATCATTAAACTTAGGCCAAGGTGTATATATAGATTTCTCTTCCCCTGTAGATCTCCTGTACATGTACTTAAGAGCTTCATTAAAGGCTGCATATTGCCCAACCCATGCTTCTGATGTTTTTTTCATACTACGTTTTCTTTAAAGTGTTCATCTTCTGTGCTTACTCCGTCAACTATCATATCACAATAATCAGCCAATCTAGAGTGTTTAACTCTATGCTTATCTTGCTTAGATATAAAATATTGACTTGTTTGCATATATAAGTAGTCTGCATCTCTATACTCATTTACATACATCCGGGTTGCTTTTATAATATCATCCCATGTATGGTCATAAGTTTCAAAGAACCATCTGAAGTTTTCTCCTAATGCTTTAACATTATTTCTTGCAGGATTACCACTTGGTAGTTTCTTAGCAGGAAATATTTCTCTATAAGTATGGATCTTATCATTGAAGTCCTTACCCATGAGTTGTATATCAGTTTTCTTTTTAGCTTTTATAAAGTAATTATCTAGCTTTACACAAAATGCTTTTGCATCTGGTGTCATTTTATATAGACCATCCTCAAGTGTGAGCATGTTCATTTTTAATAAATATTCTTTGTCTTCAGATAATGAATTAGGCAATGATACGCCTTGCTTCATCCCAAATAGGATCAACGCTTGGTTTGGAGTTATCTTCACCTTCATTATCTTCTGAAATAGTTCCCACATATTTTTCTAAGTGTTTTATAATGTTATTATGAGCATCCATAACTTTTTTATCATTTGTAAAATATCCATTCTCAATCATTGTACATGAGTTGATAACGGTTGCATGGTTGCGCTTTAAAAATTTACCTATACTGGTTTTACTATGTCCTTCCTTATGTGCTAAGTAAGACATCATCTGAACATATACAAGGTAATCTCTGAATCTAGTCCTATGTTGTAGATTTTTAACTCTACTATATTTTGGCTCATTTTCATGTAGAGCTGCTAATGCACTATCATGAAATATACCCAACGGAATCTTTTTGTTTTTTTCTGAAGGGGTGTAAATATACAATTTTACACCATAAGTTGTGTAAAAAGATTTTTTAAATTCAGCAATATCTTGCTTCTTGTTAAGTTCCTGGTTATTAGCCATTTATATTAAGATTTAAGGTTATCAAAGATAGTAAAATTTACCATTCTATACAAGGTATATCTTGCTTTTCTAACTCTTGGTTTACTTTATTAAAGACATCATTACAATCCCATTCACCACCTCTATATGCTGCTGAAGCTGGATGTGTAACTTTATAAATTTTTTGATTATTAAGCATTATTTCCCATGCTTCTGCTTTTTTACCCATAAGTATTACAGGTATATTTTTATTATGTCTATTTATATTTTCAAAAATATATCTTGAAAATGGCTTCCATAAATCATAATGTGAGCCAATAGAGTTTACTTCACATGTAAATGCTGTATTAATTAATAGCACACCCTGGTTAGACCAACGTTTTAAATCCACATCTCCATCTTCATCTCCAAGCGCCTTAAGTATATATTGTAAAGATTTCTCAGCTTTACCTTTTCTACTACAGCTAAATGCTATACCGTCAGCCACACCTAATTGAGGGTATGGGTCTTGACCTACTATAATGCATTTAAGATCATCATACTTGCATTCTTTAAAGCCATTAAATATATCTTTAAATCTTGGTGTAAATCTTCTTTCTGCATTTACTAAGCTTACAAGCTTTTCAACTATAAGATCAAAGTCAAGACCATTTATAAAAGGAGTAAGCATAGGTGCCCATCCTGAGTCTTGTAGTTTATCATTTGCTGAATCTCTTAATTCATTTATGTCAATGTTAATTGGTATTTGTTTCATAATTAGTTAATTATTTGTATCTTTGATTAAAATCTATTTATTATGTCTGAGAAAAAAACTATTATAAGCTACGATGTTACTAAAAACATAGACTGTCAAATAAATCCAGCATTTATTAGCGGCTTACAGCAAATATACTATAGATATATTACTGAGTTTTATGATGATGTAGGAAATTTTGCTGAACTTATAAAAGACTTTAACCTATTGGTTACTAATCCTAAAGAAGCTAAAGCTAAGAATAGAATTTTTACATCTGTTGAGAGTGATATTTATACACTATATTCTCTTATAACATTACTTAAAGGATATGCTGTTGAACAAGGTTTAGAGAGAACTGAAGAAACTGCTGTAGATAAAGAAGCATTTAAAACTGCTGCTGATAAAGCTATGAAAGAGAGTAGTAACCCTATAGAGATACTAAATAATCTTACTAAAAATTTAGGAGAGCTATCTTAACTGCATCCCATTAAAGTCACCTATCTCAACACAAGCTTGTATTGCTAAATTCAATTCATCTTTATCACAGTCCCCAAAGGATTTACAATACTCTTGTTTATCTTTTACAAAACATAGCCCTGCGGATCTTTTCACTTGTATTTTGGCTTCTTCAAAGGTGTAACCAATTTCTTGTGCTATTTCTCTAATCATTGCATGTAGACGTGCTAACTGTGGGTTACTACCCTTATCACCACTTACACCTACAAATATTTCTAATTTAGATCCTTCTTCAAGCTGCTCAAAGAATTTTCTATACTTAGTACCCATTGCTTTAATAGGGAAATGTAGTTGACCATCTTTAACTGATGCTTTTATATATAAATTATCCTTCATAAGGATACTATATTATATAATCCAGTAATAGCTACTCCACATAAAAATACTACTACCATATAAAAACAACCTTTATACACTTTTTCCATTTTTTCAGGAGATCTTCCTTGATTACTTCTGTACTGTCTAAATTTTTTCTGTTTCATTTTGATTAATTTTTTTTAATGTTTCTAATATTTCAATAGCTACTTCCAAGTTCCTTCTAGAGGAACCTGGTATAGTATCTACATTATCTAATAGATTAATTATATCTTTTATAATTATATCATTCATGACTTTCAAGTATAATGCTCTCTAGATCTACATCAATAAGTTCTTGTATATCTACGTCAATTTTATTTTTGTTTCTATCTATCAGTAAAGCCCATACATGCTGTATTTCTACAGTAGGACCATACCCTGGTGTACCAGGATCTCCATTGGAATCATACCATTGATCAGGTTCACCTGGATCATATATGTATTCTACATCTAATAAGATATCATTCCACTCATAGTCAAAGCTCAACATTACAAAAATCTTAGTGCTGAACCTACATAAACAAATTCCTGAGCACACTCTGTGCACTTAGCATTAGATTCATTTCTGATTAATGCTGGGTCACACAGTTTGGACATGGAGTTTCATCATTGGTATCTATATATTCTTCAATTGCTTTTCTTGATAGCCCGTGTATCATTGCATCATGTGCACCACGGTACTCTAATTCTTCTTGTTGCTCAATAAAGAGCTCTTTCATTCTTCCCATAATTAATTTTTTAGTGGATTATAACGTTTTATTTTACTTGAGTCAAATGAACTAAGAGCTGACTCTACCCATTTCTCATCCTGTGTTCCTTTATAACATAGTATATGGCATACAGCTGTCTCAGATGGGTTAAGTCTTAATAACCTACCAATTCTTTGTGCTGTTTTCTTTTCATTACCATATGCATGCATAATAATACCTTGTTTTAGTTGAGGTATTGTTACACCTTCTGATAACTGTAATACACAAGACAACTTATTTATACGCCCATCTGAGAAGTATTCTAAGTTATCTGCTGATTTATTATTACCTGAATGATAGCTATACTTACAGACACGGTCTGCTTGATCCTGGGTGTTTGCAAATATTATACATTTATCTTCTATATTATTAACCATAGACTTAACATATGCTTCTTTAGTAGTGTATTCCATAAGTGCACGCATCCTCATAATATAGGCCCATTGCTGTTGCTTTGGTGTTTGTGCTTCTGCTACTCTACGTGTAACATAACTATAGTCTTTAACTTCACTTGTATGCCAGTAACCACCATTCTTGTTTTTCTTCTTAAGTGATGGTACACCTGATAACTGTAAGTCATGTATAACTATTCTATAATCATTTAATATGTTTGAGTCAGTAGCATCATCAACTTTAAATGTGTATTTTATAGGACAGTACTTTTGTACAAGTTTTCCTTTCTCTGATTGCTTATCTCTTGGTGGTGTGCCTGTTATACCTAATATCTTACCT